GTTGAGAGGTTTGTTTCACTGCACTCGATGCAAGTGCCTATGTCGTTCACTGGTGTGTAGCTGCATTTGATTGTCATGCTGTCAGGCTAGTTAGGCAGAGTGCCCCCGGGCTCCATCCCGACCGTTGGTTAAGCACGGTTCACACTCGCCACGCAATGGATCTGTTTGCATGGGCTGCCCTGCCCTTCTGATGGGCGAACTAGGGATGATGAGTCCTCGAGGATTTGCACCTGCATCAGGTCACGCGGCCTGAACGCACCAATGTGATTGGCGTACTAAATCTGCATTTGCAGTTGTTTGTTTGTAGCACGTCGATTGTGCCAACCCTTTTTTCCAAATTCGTTAGAACGCTCGTAGGTGCGTATGCGATGGCACCTGCAACACACCGGATCACATTTTGCTAATTCCTCAATAGTTGATTGCAGACCATATTTGTGGGCTTTTGACAGGTTGAATCGTTTAATTTCACCCGGTCTGTGGTCTGCGTCAATTAGGTAGAAATTGTCCTCAGTAATAACGAGGCCACAATCCATGCACGCTCTGGCCTTGATACGCCATGCTTTGTAATATTCCGTACATTCAACGCCTCGACGTGAGCGACCTTTCAATTTGCGAGTTTCGTAGTAACGCGCAGTTGAGTACGCACGCATTTGTGCTTTTCGTTCTGCGGTTAATTTGCTCATTAGTTTTTCCAAGCTGTTATTACAGCACTTGCCTCTTGCTTAGTTAGTTCGTCAAACTTTACGACCTCACGATTCAGCACATTGCCAATCTCACGCATAATTTGACTGCCAGGCGTGTAACCACGTGTCCTGCCCAATGCTCGAATCATGCCAATCTGCTTCTCCGAAGCTTTGCCTGGGCCTGCCTTCATCGGCACCACGTTTGTCTGTGGCTCGCCTGTAAATGGGTCTGGGATGGGTTCGCCATCTGGGTAGCGCGCTATTTCGGTGCGTGGCTCTTGCCGGGCTAACACTTCTTGCTTGCTAGCCATCTTGTGATCGATGCCGAAGCCCATCATGCCTAATGCTCGACCCAGGGCCGATGTGCTGGCGTTCATTTGTTCGCTGTCGCGTGTGTATGGCGTTGTGCCTGGGAATGGTTCCCAGCAGTAGGCGATGGTGGGTAGTTGGTCGTCTTTGTCTCGCCATACGGTGCAGCGAATCTCAATGTAGAGCTTGTCGTTGACTTCACGGAATGTGGGCTGTGTTTCCTGCACACGCAGGTCGGGGAACTTGTCAAGCGCCATGCGTAGCCGTGTCGGTACATCAACGTAGTTGTCCAGATTGAAGCTCATTTGCTGCCTTTCGTCTTGAAGCCTGATGCCTGTTGCTCGAGCAGGCACATCAGCTCGTACCATTCAGCGACCGGCATCACTGCCATCCACTCGCCCACGTCCGTGATACCCGGCCGCTTGGCAACGATGACACCTGTCCACGCATTTGCGTTCGTGATCTGTGCACGCAGTTGCTCAAAGTAGCCATGCCATGAGTGCGCTTTGCGGTCTTTGACCTCAATGACAATGCCCGGCCAGCCGGCAACGTCTCCACGGTCTTTGTGTGTACCTGCTTGGATACGGTCGGCATTAATGCCACGCTCACGCAGCCACTTAACGACAGCCAGTTCGGCTGCATGACCTTTACGCTTCTGGGGACTGGTCACGGTAAATACCCATGTCTCCTACCACGTGCAATGGGGCATCCAACAGCTGATCACGTGCATCAGCCATGTGCAGACAATTCAGGTAGCCGATGGCATCCACTAGCGAATCCTCGTGCATCTTTTCTTCGTCAAGCGATTTCATCAGTCGGGCAAGTTTGACGCACACCATGAACATGATGGCCTCCTGCACGGTCAGGTTGTGCTTGAAGTTGGTGAGACTGCCAAAGAGTCTGCGTACGCGCGTGTAGTCGCTGAACGGATGTCCATATTGCGACATGCGGTCGCCTTTGGTGAGTTGCCACGCTCGATACGCGGCATCGCCCGGGTCAATGTTGCTGCTTGTCATTTTTGTCCTCCATGGTTCGTGCAAGGTACCAGACCGCTGTCACGATGTACACCGTGAACACGCTGGTGACAAATACTTCAGCCCAGAACGCGCTCATAGGTGCTCCAGTTTTCCCAGCCATAGTTAGTTGCGATGTGCCACGCCACCCACATGTTGGTTAGTGGGTCAAACAGCTCGGTGCAGTCATTGATCATGCCTTTGGTTTGTAAGTAGCCACGTGGCCAGTATTTGTTTGGTTGGCACCACGATGGCGTGTGGATTTGCATAAGGCCGAAGCTTTGCCCATTGTCGCCGATGGCATCTGGCAGACAACCGGATTCGAGCTCTGCGACCTGTAGCGCCAGCCATAAGTCATCCAGCACGAAGCCTGCCCTGAGGGCCGTATCGGCCCATTCGCGGCAGCCTGGGCCTGTGTATGGGGGCATGGTCGTAACGACGCTGTTATCGCTTCCTGACGCGTCTGCTGGGCTGTCCAAGCCCACCGTGCCCGTAAGGGGAGCCGTGTACACGGTGGACTCGGACACCAGCCCTGCTGTGTCTGTTTCAGGATTTGTGGTTGCCATCAAAGTGACACCAAATAGCCCGGACAATGCCAGGGCGATGACGGTCAGCGGATTCATGCGACGCTCGGATGTTCTGGGTCGATGCGTGGCTGATGGGTCAGCTTTGATGGTTCGCTCCAATCCTCGTCAGCGTTGAATCGGTAACGCAGCTGGGCCTTCACGACCTCGCCTTCAGCGTTCCTGAACACTACCAAGTGGAATTGTTGCGCTGTATCTGCACAAAGTCCGGTTAGGACTTCGTAGGTAATCAGGTTGTGTGTCATGTGTAGGCCCCTCCAGAAGCCTGTTTTGACCTTAGCGCCTTTTGCGTCGCTTGTGGGGGATTTGCAATCTTTCCACTTTTTGCACCATTCCCCATGGGATTAGCAGGACGTTGTCCACGCCTTGGTCGGTTGTGCTGGTTTGGATTAGGACACAGTGCCGTTTATGCCGTATGAGTGTGCCGATGGATACGCATATGCAGGGCGAGTCATCAATGTCCGAGAGTTCGTGCCATTCGTTGTTGTCCAGGCTGTGCGCGTCATGCCACGTCACCCGGACAAGCTGCCGATCTAGTCGAGCCATACCACGTACTCCGCTGCAACACGGCCCTTGTCTGGATCAACGAAGTGCAGGCGCTGGCTCGGTATGCCAGTCGCTGCCACAAACTCGCGTGCGTATTCGTTGTGCGATTCTGGCGACCCGGTAACGAATATGCGACCGCCGTTGCTCATAGTCAGGCTCATGGGCGTATGCCAGTGGCCCATGTAGCAATCGTCAAAGTGCTCGATGACTCCACCGGCCCATGCGTTTACTTTGCGCAGGATGCCGAAGGCTGGCGTGTTGCCACCGAAGCTCTTGATTTCGTCGCCGTGCACTAGCAGGGCCGTGTAGTTGCCGATCTTTACGATTTGGTACCACGCGTCAGAGCTCTGCCAATCCTTGACTAAGTGCCCGACCTTGCTGCGTGCAATCTCGTAGCTAATCCGATCAATGTTGTCGCCCTTGGGCATTTCTCCGTATCGACCGATGCGACCGTGGTTGCCGTATTCGCATACGACGCGCACCGACTCAAAGTTGTTAGCCAAAGTGCTAACAGTTTTGCTGATCAGCCTTGACACCTCAAATAGTTGCTCATAGAGGTGACTATCTACTTCGTAAGACTGGCCCGGAAATATGCCCATGCCCTCGCACATATCTCCACCTAAAAGAACCACTGCTTCGCGTACCGGGTGATGTTTGCGCTGAATGTCCGTAATGTGCAGCACTTTGTCAATAAATCGATCAATGCGCTGACCGCACGTCTCCGAGCCATATGACACGCTCTTTTTGCCTAGCTGCCAGTCGGTGCAGTGAATGACCGCAACCTCGGGCTTGCCTTTGCGAGTGTCCTTTTTGGGTGGCGTGACCTTGACTGGTGGCGTGCCCAGGCTGGCATCCTTGGCGGCCTGATACACGGCCTGCACCAGCTCATCGTTCTTGACCTTCAGTTTTGCGTACTGCTGCTGTGAACGCTTGAGCGCTTCACGCAACTGCTCGAGTGTCTGCTCTTGGGCAATTTCGTTGCTAAGCGACATGCTTGTTCCTAAAACGTGCAATCAGATTTGCGTCAGCCTTGAAGCCATGTTTGGTGAGTAGCCCGGCTACGGCAGCACTGCTGTACTGCTGATCGTAAATGACTTCGTACCATTCCTCGCCGTTGGGCTGAGCATCAAGCCAAATAGTTAGGTCTGCCAACCTATTTTGTTTGATTCTTATTTCGTCGCGTAACGCCATTGTCGTGATCCTCCAAGTGGTTGTCTATCTTGCGTTCCACCCTAGTAAGTATCTTGCGGACGTACTGGTGATCGTCAGCGTTTTCTTTGCGTGCACGCTCAATAAGTACGGCCGGTAGGACGGCTGCGCAAATGATGGCAATACCGCTAATCAGCGCTACGTAGATTTCGGTTGGCATGCAGGCTCACAAACTGCTGCACTTTTAAGGGTACTTTGTCCCCTACGTAATACCGAATGTGCCACGGTTCGCTTTGTAATTCCCAACAGAATCCGTACCAATCGCAGTTAGCGAGCATCCATTGCAGTCGATCACCGCTGGCACTGCTTACGTCAACAGCTAGGCCGAGGTTGTGCATTGATGTGCCAGGCGTAGCCATAGGTGCCAGCCCAGGCTTCAGGTAGTACTTCTGCCCTTTGTAGACGCGCACGGACGTGCTTTGGATGGGGGCTGTGGTGTAGCGAGCCAGAAAGCCTTTTTCTTGCGTCTGGAGGCTTCTGTATGTGTCTGCGACGCTTGTGGGCTTGAACGGCCTGATGCCGTCAGCGTGCGCAGCCTTGCGCATCGCTTCCCATGCCTGGGCTGCTAATGGGTGCAGTTGTCCGTAGGGCCGAATTGGCTTGAGCAGGTATGCAGGTAATTTGCCGGGCTGTACGCCACGCAGGTCAGCCGGTAGGACTACTGGCTTGACTGGGTATTTCACTTGCGGCCGTACCGCGTGTCTTTAGTGTTTGCCCAGGCGTAGATCATCGGGAGCACTGCTGCCAGCCCGGCTTTTAACGCGCCTTCGACGTTGTAGTTGCTTGTGATAAGCACGGCGACGCTTCCAGCGACGAAAGCTTTCAACCAATCTTCGAGCATCGGTGCCCACTTCATTACGCCTCTTCAGGTTCGGGCGGTGGCGGTGGCGGTGGTACTTGGACTACGCCGTTGATGACTTCCCAGCCAATTGCGGCTGGGTGTTCTGGTGTGTATTCAATGAAATGCGCTGGGTCGTTGTTGACCCAATCTGTTGCGACTACTTCAACGTTGACTACTACGCCAAGCGTGATGTCGGGTTCAATGATTGCAATTGTGCGTTCGCTCATACTTGGTACTCAATCCATACGTAGCCGCTACCGCCTGCTGAGCCGTTAGTGCCGGCTGTGCCGCCTGCACCTACAGTTACGGTGATGCTTGCGGCTGGTGTAACGGCAGCGCCTGCAACGACGTAAGCACCATTTTGACCTTGTGTTGAAAACGTTGCCGATGTGTCAATACCGCGCGCGCCGTTGCCGCTATTTGCCGCACCCGCGTTTTGTACCGTTGCCGCACTATTGACGGCAGTAGTCATTGGTGCGCCCCCTGTTGCCGATACTGTGCCACTTGCAAACGCCACGCTTGACGTGCCGCCCGTACCTGCGCTAGTGCTAATGCCGCCGCCACCTGCACGAATGTGTGCAATTGCGTAGGTGACACCGGCCGGAACTGTCCAAGTGCCCGAAGCAGTAAATGCAGCTACGTTAGTCACGCTTCCAAGGTTAGCCCACGAAGTGCCATTGTAGAACTGCACTTTGTCAGTGTCCTCCAAATAACACAACTGGCCCTCGGCAAGCGTTTTTTCACCGCTGCCACCGAACGCGGCATCTCGAGCAGTCGTATCAGCAAATACCGGCACGCCAGTGCGCGCCGACTGATTCATTTGATCCGCTGTCAATACCTGTGCAGCTGTAAATGTTGGGACAGTTGTCTGTGCGTTAGCGCCCATGGTTACCTCATCCTAATACGTTCGTGCCGTCAAGTTGTCCGTACACAGCATCGTCCAGAATGAGCTGAAATACCACCGTGGTTGGGGCTGTGTAGTACGTGATGCGATGCCCAGTCGCAAAGTTAATTAGGCCCTCAATGCCCTCAACGCTTAGCTCCGAGGTCAGGCTGGATATGCCAGTCACATCCTTCGTGATTGTGATGGTGTCACCAATGTCCACAGTGGCGGCCAAGCCACGCTCCACATCGGTCAGCAGAGCAAAATTGGTGCTTACAGCCGTGTACCTTGGTGCAGGCTCAGGTTCGAGCAGATAGTCAGCGAGGTCATCAATTTCGCCCTGGTCATGCAGCAGGCTGTTGGTGATTGACTGCGACTGAATAAAGTACGTGGCTTGGCTGCTCAAATCCTCAGCCGTAGCCGTCTTGCCGTCAAGCGCCTGCACGTAAGCGCGATTCAACACGCCATCAGCGTCAAACTCAATTTCCACCTCGTCGTACTTGGTATTCGTGCCTTGATCCGAAAACACGATGACCGGGCTACTGAGCGTGGCTCCGATGCGTGGCTGGAATGTCAGCGTGCCGTCACGACTCATAAACACACGGCCTTGCTCAGCCTGATTAATTTGCGTTATGTAGCCAAGCGTGTTTGTACCGGCTGCAACGTTGTAGGAGCTGTCGTGGCCCAGGTTGACCGTGCCTGTGTCAATGGCGGTCGGCCCGGTGTAGTTCACTTCAGGCAGTGCTAGAACAGTCTCAATGCGTTCGCCCGAGGTTTCCGCACTCGGGTTGAACGCAGCCAACTGCGTTTGTGACAGCAGGTAGAAGTCATCAGCGCACGTGACCTGCACGGCGTTAGGGCCAGCCAACGCAAACTCATAGTTGTAGGCAATGACGTAGCCCACGAACAGATATTCCGATGCCCGGCTCAGTCGTACTCGACGCATAGGCGCTAGCCCAGGCTTGTCGTTGGCTGGGTCGTAATAGGGGCTGGCTGTGTCGTACGGCCCCAATATGCCTGTTTCGTCAGTCATGCGGAAGCTCATGGTGCCTGCACCGAACTGATCATCAATGTTGCGACGACCACGCTTGTACGCCACCTCGGTCACATATTCCGTAATGTCTGCGTAGGTCGTATTAGGGCCGAGCGTGAAGCTCGTATTGTTCAGCACGCCTTTTGTTGCGTCATCCAGCCGAAATGAGTTGTAATCAAAACCTGTGTCAAGCTCGAGCAGGTAGTTACCTGATTGGACAACTGAAGCAGCCATGGCTACGCAATCTGAACGTCAAGTGGGCCGCTGCGACGGTTGTACTGTTTCAGCGCGTTCACGATGGTGTCACCTAGGCGCTCATCAGCCACGGTGCTGTTCACGGTGATGTTAATTGGCCTGTTGGCAGCGTTGCCAAGGAAGCCGGCAAGGCTTTCGTTAGTGATGCCTGCATTTAGTCCGAATAGACCTTCTGTGCTTTCTACTGCGACAGCCATACCGCCACCGCCCAAGCCGATACCGACACCGCCACCGCCACCTGCTCGACCACCACCACCGCCACCGCCGCCCGTGGGCGCTGGCAATGACAATGGCGTGGGCACCGGCAAGTTCGGTACTTGAATCATGCGTTCTACTCGATCAGGGCCAGCCGTGACTGGGCTAGACGTAGCACCGCTATCGCCGCCACCACCGACATTAAATTTGGGCAAACGCACATCTGGCACTAACGGAATGTTCACGCCGGGCAACGAATTGATGCTGCGGATAATCAAGTTAATCATGTAGTTAAAACTGTTGACGATGCTTTCAAATACGCCAATTATGAAATTGCCCATGGTCTTGAACGCATTTGTTACGCCACCAGTTGTCTTGACCAATACTCCAAAACCGACAATGAGCAATGAAACAGCTGTTGCTACCAAACCGATTGGGTTGGCAGCCATTGCAAGGTTTAACGCCAATTGCGTGACCGTAATAACTTTCATGACTGCGTTAAGCGCAAGGATTGCACCGGCCAAGGCACCAACGACCGCCATGACCGCCAGCACTTTGTCGGTGTTGTTTTGCACGTACACAGCAAACTTCTGTAGCACCGGCAGCAGGCGCTCGAGGATGGGCAGGAACGCCGCGCCGATTGACTCCTTGGTTTCGCCGATGGTCAGCGATAGGCGTTTCATTTGACCTTCAGCGCTGTTAGCTGCAACGGCTGCTGATCCGCCGACCGTGCCAGCCACAGCCATAAACACCTCGTCCAATGACGCGCCTTCTTTAATCAGGCTGCGTACCGAAGGCAGCAACGTGCCTAGGGCCTTTGTATTGCCTCCGTAAGCCTTGGCAATGGCATCTGTAGCCGTGCCTAGGTCAACGCCTGTGGCAGCTGCGATATCGAGCGCCAGCGTCAAGCCATCCTGTGCTGAGGTCATCTCGCCGGTCACTTGGACAAGTGACGCGAGCGCTGGGCGTAGCTCATCGTCAGCCACTGCGGCCTGCATCATCGTCTTTTCAATAAACGCCTCAGCGACCTTGACGTTGGCTTCGCCGGCCAGCGTGTTATTGGTAATGGCCTGGGCGAGCAAGGCTTGTGCTTTGGCATCCTCAATGGCTGCTTTGGTTGCGTCACCGATAACAACAGCCAGGCCACCGATCGCAGCTGTAGCCGGTAGGGCAGCCTTCTTTAGGGCGAACTGGGCTTTAGCGCCAGCGCCTTCCAACGACTTGAACTCATTGATGGCGCTCTTGATGCCTTTGGAGTCAAACTCGCTGATAATGGGTATTGAGACAGCCATGGGTTACATCCTACGATGTGTGCTTCTGCACAAGGTTGCGATCAACTTCCCTCATAATGCGTTCACACAATTGCAGCATCTCAGCCTCAACCTGAGATTTGTTTTTCTCATAAGACGGCCACATGACACGTGATGCGCTTCCCCATTTAGAACTCAATGCTCGAGCAAGGGCATTGCTTGATTTACGCCCGGCAATGTCAAACGTTTGGTTGGCAATACCCGACCACACCAAACGAAACGTGCCCACATTGACCTTGGTGCCACGAAATTCTTTGACACGTCGCGTACTGATTTTGGCGACCAGAAACTTCTGAGCAATGGCTTGCGACCATCCGCCCTCGCCAATAATTTCGTAGCCAGATTTGGTTTTCCATTTGCGTTCCATACCCGACAACGGTGCAGCCGATGGCACAGCAGCCTTAGCGTCAGCAATCACACTCGACACAATCTGCTTGTAGTCCTTAGTGATTTGGCGACGCAACGACTTGTCAATTGTGTTCAACTCTTTTAGGGCCTGCTTAATGCCATAAATCTGAATAGTTGTTTCAGCCACGGTTTTGTTGCTTTCTCGCCAGCAGTAACACGGTAGCCAAATCCTCAGAATCAAACTCAACGTCTGGGGGCCACCACCCGGTAGCCAACAGCAGCTCCGCTAACTGGCGGCGGACGCTGTGGCTTCCGTAGGGTTTGCGTTGGCAGTCTCCACTACCTCAAAGTCCTCTACGGATTGCAGCCACGTGTCGTAGTCACGACCTTCACGTTTATTGACGTTGAGCTGATGCCACGCCATAAACATGATGTCATCAATACCGATACCGGCTTGCAGATCGCTGGCGCGGCGCTTGAACTTGCGTTCCCACGCAGCAGCCGTAGCAATTGTCGTTGTGACTTGCTCTGTAACCAATTCCGCTGCTGGTGTCTTGAATGACACCTTGATGGTTAGTTTCACGGAGTCACGTCCTCGACCAGCACGCCGCCTGTGATGGTGATTTCTACTTCAGAAAGCTCACCAACCGAGCCATTCACGATATCCAGAGACTCTAAGTACCCGCCACTAATTTGCATTTCTGGATTTGTGGTGCTGATAGCGGCAGCCGAATTGGCTTTTACTGCGACGTACACGTTGGTGCCAACAAGGCTGGTCAAGTCAACGTAAGTGCCCGGGGTGCTTGAGTACTCCATCAGCAGAGTGGCGGTCACGGTCACGTTGGTGAGTCCACCAACAAACTGGCGGCCAGTGTTACCAAACGAAGTGGAGTCGAGCGCTTCACGCGACTTGGTGACAACGACAGACTTGCACTGATCGGTCAGGTCTTTGATTCCAGCAAGGTTCGGGCCGATGCCGAAGGATGGTGAAGCCAGGTAAGTGGTTGCGTTAGCCATGTAGCGAATCTCCTCTACGTCGAGGGTCGCTGCTTACCCGTAGGGCAGTCTAGTAGCCCTAGGGGCTTACTTTGGTGCGTATCGTCAGCTCATAGGCAGGGTAGTCAGCGCCACCGTACGACACGGTGGTTGGGCGTGCATCGGTCAAGCCAATTTGTGCAGCGCGAATCAAATCAATGTTGTCCAGCAGACTGTCAAGCGTCCTGTTGTCCCCGGTGCCCAGGGCAGTCATCACGACACGAAACTCCATGTCAGCAACCACGTTTGTTGCCATCATGATGGTCGGTGCCTCGACAAGTGCGCATGGTGGGTTCATGTTGCGTGGATCATCAAACACACTCAGCCCGGTAATCGTCTGCAGTTTGGTGACCAGTTGGTCGTAACCATCCTTGAACATGTTTGCCATGTCAGGCCACCTGTGGCTTATTGACTCCGAGCAAACGCAGGATTTGACCGTAGTTGCCTGTGACCGGGCCGCCTGTGGCTAGTGGGTCAAACGACGCAAAGGCCTCCGTAGAGCCGCGCTCACGGTACAGAATTGCCGCGTACTGCACGGTGCCGAGCTTTACTGCGCCATCAGGCACCACCGTTGGTGAGTCAAAATAGCCTGATTCCTCGCGCTTACGATACGCAAATTGGTTCGCTGCGCTTACTGCCATGTTGGCTACGTCAAGGTCAGCACTCGGGTTGGTAAACGTAAAGCCGAGGTAGTCCTCGACATCGCCCAGGACAATCCATGAGCATGTCACCGAGTAGGTGCATGTCCCGGTGGCTGCTGCTCGATCAGCATCAGCCGTGGTCAGCGCAAACAGCACCTGATTGGGGATGATGGTGTCAGTGTCGTACTGGTAATCGCCTTGTTGCGATACGCCGATGAAGTAGTACTCGGGCAACGCCAAAATCTTGTGCGTGCCATTCCACGTGGCATTGATGCCAGACAGCGTGATTGACTGCCCTACCTCAAAGTTGTGAGGCTCCAGCAACTGAACGACGGCAACGTTACTAACTACCTGTTTATGGGTAAGTGAGTAAGTTGCCACCGTTCAGTGTCACCTGGAGGGAGTGAACTTAGGCGATTTCAACGAACTTGCTGGCATCGAGCATCAAGGTCGCGAGGTATCCGCGGAACTTGATGATGCGTGACAGCGAGCCATCGGTGGCTTCGACTTGGATTGCACCCTTTTGCTGTTCGTAAATCTCGAAGCCATCGGCGGCACCAATTGCGAGGAAGTCGCTCTCGTATGGGCACACCACGACTGAGAGGCCGAATGCGTTGGCTGACAGCGTGCCGGGGGCGACGTTGCCGAATGCGTTCATTGGGCCGACCTGTGGGAACAGTGGACGGTCAGCGGTGTCGCTGAGCTGTCCGAGTGCACCCCAGAACGAAGGCGATGCGAAAAGGTGGGTTGGCAAGTGCG